GTGCCTTGCTCCAGTCGTGGAGCTTGCCCGAAGTGAGGCCGTCCTTGCGGTAGTCGTGAAAGCGGTAAGCGGCACCATGCTCTGCCATCCAGGCAAAGGTCTTCTTCATGGTGTCGCAGTTCTTGATTCCGTATACTAAATTAACAACTCTTTCGTCAGACATGTCGGGTGTTTAAGTGATGAAATCGCAGGAAACTAAAATGCCGCTCGCGTATAGCTACATCCGCTTCTCGACAGCCGAGCAGACGAAAGGCGACTCGTTCAGACGTCAGTTCGAATTATCTCGCAGTTACGCTGAAGAGCGTGGCCTAACGATTGACGACAATTTGTCAATGTTCGATTTGGGCGTATCCGCCTTTTCTGGAGACAACCTTGAGCGCGGAGCACTGGGCAAGTTCCTTGATGCCGTTCAGAGGGGGTTCGTACCAGCTGGTTCGTTCCTGCTGATTGAGTCCCTTGATCGACTTTCACGTGAGACTGTCCTGACTGCACTCTCGCTATTCATGTCCATCATCGAACGAGGCATCACCATCGTTACGGTGTCGGATCGGCGGGAGTATAGCAGGGAGTCAATTCAGGCGAACTACACAGAACTGATCGTCAGCATCGCGGTTATGGCCCGAGCTCATGAAGAGTCTCTGACGAAGAGCCACCGCATATCGAAAGCATGGGAGCAGAAAAGAGCTGACGCGATGGAGACAGGTAAGGTCTTGACTAAGGTAACTCCCTTCTGGCTTACCGCACGAGATGACCGGTCAGGCTACGACATCAACGAGGAAGGTGCGAAGATTGTTCGTCGCATATTTGATATGTCACTGAAGGGTATCGGTGTCTATCGCATCGCTACGACATTGAACAACGAAGGGTTGCGGAGCCCAAAGGGGAAACACTGGCTTCAGGCAAGCGTTGCGAAGATACTCGGGAATAGGGCGGTCATAGGTGAAGCGACATTCAACAGCTTCAAGAATGTTGATGGTAGGAGATTACCAGTCGATCCGATTCCAAACTACTACCCACCAGTGATAGAGCCCTCAGTGTTCTATGCAGCAAGAGAGCAGATGGAGATGCGCAAGCGTGTCGGTAGAGGAAGAGCAGGGGACTCACGTAACCTGTTCAAGGGAATACTATCGTGCAGGTGTGGAGCAACAATGCCCGTCTTTTCGAATATATTTGGACCTGATGACAGGAAGCGAGTAAATGCGAAACTTCGATGCATGGGACAACGTTTGCACACACATGAGTGTTCTGCACCAAGTTGGGATTACTATGATTTCCAGTACCAGTTCCTTCAGTTTGTTCAAGAATTTGATATTTCATCGATCTTGAATGACCATGAAGAATGTGAAAAGGAATCTCTTATCAAGAGTCTCATCGCTGATAACAAAGCCAAACATCAAGAGTCGGAGCTTAAGCTTAACCGATTGTTGAAGATGATTGAGAGTAGCGATGAAGTGCCTACGACAGTACTTCAACGAATCTCCGAACTTGAGAAAGAGAGGGCTGACCTTGAGTTTGCCGGATCAGTACTTAAGACTCAATATCAAGCGTTCGTGGTTGGTCAGCAAGCGATTCGTTCAAAGCAAGATGTGTTGAAATCGTTGATCGTCCGGTTGAATGACCCTACAACTGATGGTCCATACGACTATTGGGAGTACGACGAGGAGCAACTTGAACTTCGTGACGTACTCTCACAACAAATTCGGACGCTAGTAAGAGAGATTCGAATCGATACGGTAGGGGTGCAGCTTCACGGGATGTCGAAACCGTCAGCACGCAGCTTCACGATCACCTTCAACAATGGACTTACGCGAGTTGTCGTACCAAAAACCGGACTGACGATGCCCCTCGATCTACGGAAGAAGAAAAAAGAGGGGATCTAACCCCCTCAGTCTGACTATTTCTTCGTCTTCGGCTCAGGAAGAATTGCAACTTCCTTGTCAAAACGATCTTGACCAAATTCTTTGATGTAGAGCGGGGTCAAATCTGCAGCGGTAGTAGCGACAGGAAAGGTTCGTCCAACCGCTTTAAAATGCTTACGCATCACATTGGTACGATTTGGAGCACGAGTACCCTTTGCGTTGCCGTCATCAGTCTTGACAGACTTCTTTTCAGCAGAAACATCAAGGTTGATGTTCATTGCCTTGCAGACTGCTGTGATGACCTTCTGAGCGGTTGTGTCGTTCTTGTCAGCAAGCTGAGCAATCATGCTTGTGATCTCTTCAACTGCAGGGTCACCCGGAAGAACACCATCTTCCTCCAGCGCCTTGAGGCTTTCCATCAGTTCCTTGCGCTGTTCAGACGTAAGCTTAAACAGATCAACTTGGTTCATCTTTGTTCTCCTTAGTGTGATGAGACATTAAGGCGAACAACCAGTAGATGTCAAGCGTCTGTCTTCTTCGATCTCTTGATAGGTGTTTCTTCAACCACGATTGACATACCAAACATAGTCTTTCGGTTCAGGAAGTTTGATGTCTCCATTGCAGGAAGGTAGGTCATCGCAAGTTGGTAGAACTCATCGTACTCTACTGGATTTAAAATGATTTTATCGATGCGTTTGCCACGAGTGTTAGCTTCCTCCATCGCAACAATAACCGTTTCAAATATGTTTAATTCTCGTTCTTCGATTTTCATGTGGAACCCTTTTTAGTTATTTTTATTTTTTCCCAAGTCCTACCCCCGGTGTAACCGAGATAGCCAATACCGAATAGTGTCCAGAGTTCTTCAGGGATGCCCGAAAGCCACTGATTTACTCCAGTTGATAGACTTATAGCGGATGCTGGATCGAAGATAGAGAGGACACCCATCGGGAAGGCGAACAAGATCATCACATACATCACGTATAGGAAAGATGGCCTTGCTCGCGAAGTCCAAGGATCTGTACTTTGAGACTCAGCAATAATCGCAGATAGCTGAGTTCGCATTTCTTCAAGCTCACCATTCTGTTGGGCAAGTAACAGTTTGACTTGTGCTTCAGCTTTCGCTGCTGGATCAGGAACAATTTTGTCGATGATCTTCAGTCCAACCGAAATGATATCGTCGATAGCAACCATGCTTAACGCTCCGACTTTCGCTCAATAAACGATTTTTCACTAACTGCGCCTTCATATGAGTTAATTGCTCCATAGGCGAATGCAGCACCAATTACTAGTGGGACTAACCACTTGGCTGTATCTGCAATAAACTTAATGAAATTAACCCCATACTTTGCGGTCTTGTATGACTCAATCGGCTCTTGGATCTCAAGTAGTATCTGACTAATTTTAACCTCTATATTCTGTAGAGATTGCTTGAGTTCTAAATACTTAACTCCCTCTGCGCTAAGGTGAACTTCAAAATCTTCACGTAGCTTTTCAATCTCATGCTCAAGGTTCTCTACCTTGTTGATGAGTTTCAAGGTTTGTTGGTCGCTAACTCTTCGTTCGTGCATATCCATGTTTAATCTACTATGTTAAGGATTTCATTTGCACGACCGACTGCAATTAGCCCTGCATTCTCAATATTCTGAACACTTGATACTGTTCGTGGGTCTGTGCTATCAACTAATCCATCACGAACAGCATTAAGGTCATCAAGCCAAATTCTAATTTCAACGTTGCTATCTGCTGCGTTGTAAATTGCAATCTTTTCAGCTTGAGTAAATCTACTTCTGAACTCTAGAACAGTCATTGTTGTATTCACTGTCTCGATAACTTCAGGTGCTGTAAATGTGTTAGTTGATGAGTCATACAGCCAACCCGGTCCTGCTACCTTCGTCTCTTCAGCAGAATCCAATGCTTCAATATGGTCGTAACCAGGCAAAGTTGATAAGAAGTCATCAGAGGCAACGATTACGTTCTCAACAACTCCGTTTTTAATAAGCGCGTACTTCATGTTTGGTTACTCCTGCCAATAAACGATAACAATGCCATCTGCACCTTTGCCGCCTCGATAACCTGTAGCAGTTGAGGAATAGATGCAAAGAGCACCTCCACCACCAGTGTTAGGGGGAGCGTCAAATGAGGATGTCCAGGCATATCCATTTCCGTACCCGCCTGAGCCCCAACTTGCACCACCTGCGTAATCACCAACAGTCTTGCCTAGACCTGGCACATGACCACCACTTTGGTTATTACTTACCGTGCCAACGCCTCCCGCACCACCAGTAGCCCCATACGGCGATACGAATGCATCGTACTTACCAGTCTCAGGGCGCCCATGAGTTGCTGTCGCTCCACCAGCAATCCCGTTCCCAAGACCTCCACGTGCAACAACACTTCCAAAAGATGAATTGCCTCCATTGGCTCCATGAGTGCTAACCGTTGCAGCTCCTAAACCACCTGCACCTATAACAATAGTCACGTCACCATCTACAGAAACTCTGCTAATAACGACTTCTCCACCACCACCACCTCTATAGGTTGACGCACTCCCGAAGCCACCACCTGCGCCTGCACCAACAACCACCACTTCAACGACATCCACACCAGCTGGACGTGACCATGTACCACTTGAAGTGAATCTTTGATATTTCCACTTACCACCACTTGAAAAAAACTGACTTAATGTACTCATTAGATGATCCTCCAACCATACGTTGAATTGAAGTACATCAGAGTCAAGGTACAGTTTGCTTTATTGATTGTTATGTTTTCAGCGAGACCCATAATCATCTCGCCATTTCTATTAACCACTGTGTCTATGAAGTCTTGTACCGAAATCGAAACTTCCCAACCTGCTTGTGGTGAAGTAGGTAATGTAATAGTGAGTCCTGCAGTAGTAGCAAGACATCGTTCTCGATTTGATAGTGTTTTGGATACATCTGTAGAAGTGACTGTATAAACATCAAGCTTTCCAGCAATAGCAGTGTCAATATCTAGAACAACAACACCAGTCTGTCCGTTGACGCTAATTACTGAACCAGCTGCAATGTCATCTACAATATCGCTCAAGTCTTGCACAAGAGCTGCACTTGCTTCGGATGTTGCTTTCGCTTCAGTTGAATTTAAATTGGCTTCATCAAGTGCAAGACTTGTTGCGTCTAGCAATTCAATAAGCCCTACGATGTCTGCAGCACTATGCCCATGAACAGATGCAGCCTTACCAGGGATCTGAGAGGTTAGGTCCTCAGCAGTGGTTAGTCGTGTATCAACATCGGCTATCCATTCCTCCAATGGAGTTCCATCCGATTTTCGTATCTGATGACCTTTTATTCTAGTTATTGTCATTTATTACTCCGTATATTCTTAAGCTGCTTCGAAGCTCACACCATCAAGAGTTATCCCAGTGGTGTTGCCGGTCAAGAAGACCTGTCCTGTTGTGGTAACTTGAACGCTTGCAGTTGTTCCACCGCCAATGGTGCCAATGATTCGAAAGTACGAAGGGCGGCATGCAACAGGAAGTGAAAAGGCTTGAGAACCACTTGTTCCGCCTTTGATCATTCCACGCAAATGAACTCGTTTGAACTTATCTAGATAAAACCCGACTGGTGCAGTACCGTTGTTGTAGTTCTCCCAGCCATTAAGTAGCATGGGTGACTGCCAGCCTAAGTTTTGAGGTGAGAAAAGTATATTCTGTGGAGGCAAACAAACATTACCGACCGCATAGCGAAGTACGTTATTTCCGTTCACTAAAGTACCTATTAATCCAGCACCTGATGCGATTGCGAATGCATCACCACTGTCATTTGTATATCTAGTAAGGTTTACGAATGCAGCGCCATTAACTGAAACACGAACTCTTGTGTTCTTCTTGGCACCTTTGATCATCCAAACATAATCGTTATCTCCACTATCAACAACGCCGTCTGTTACGCTGAGTGTTGCATTCTCAGGTAAGTGCCAAGTTGTAGGTCTAAGGCTATTTCCAGAGATGATGTTCTGACTCTCAACAATGTCTGCGTTTGTATAGTTATAACCAGTGCCAGTAGCAGTAAAGGCTGTATTGAATAGGGTGTCTGGATCGTCCCAGTAATCAAAGTTGTTGGTGAATAACTTCTGGAACACAGTCAATCCCATCGCTCGAAGTCCCTTTGCTAGATATCCAGCAGCAAGGATGTAGCCTCCATGATTGAAATGAAGTCCATCATTGGCTAGACCGCCAAGTCGAGCAATACGCCATACATTCAAATCAAATGAGTGATCAATAGGCGCACTGGCGATAATGTAATCATTAAGCTGCTTCCAATTACCTATTCGAGTCTTGGTCAATGCAGATACGGAATCACCAAGAATCTCATCAGAGTACAAACCTTGAAGAATCCCACTTGTTCTCAAAGCGAAATGGAAAGGTAAAGCTCCACGGTTAAGTAGAGTGTCAGGTGTGAAATTAGCTCTATCGTATGGAACCTCTGATGCATAACATATCTTGGCTGTAGGTAAGGATGTTCTAAGGTGAGAGAACAAGGTAAATGCATCATTCTGCATTTGCACTAAGGATCTACCTTCAGTTGAATTTGCAGCATCATTAATACCAAGCGCGACTATCACAACATCTGGATCTTCTTCAATACAGAATTCAACAGATGTCTTGCCGCCTATATATTGAGTTGTGTTAGCTCGGTAAAATGTATGTCCGTCCCTGCCGCAACCAATCACCCTTACATTTCCACCCATCTGATTTAAAACTCGTTCGAGAATGTGTAGTGGAGACTCAGTAAGAATTGCGTTCTGCGCGAGTAATGAATCACTGATAACTGCTATCTTGATGCCTGATTCCGTGGTCGGTGATCCTCCACCTGCCGGCTCAAGATTGATGAATGAAACGTCAGTGGTTATATGGCTGACTGTTACTCGGTCACCAATGTTAAGGGGTGTGGTGAATTCAATAGAGGTGCTTGATGATTCGGTGTAATCAATGGATGTAGTTTGATAAACTCCATTAACATGAACTTCTAGCTGATTGCCATCTAGTTCATACTCAATATCTGCGAATGTGAATAAGGTTTGATCCTCGGTTGCAGTAAATATCTCATGAACCTTGTGGATGTTTTGAACACCAGTGCTCAGGTAGTAGCCATTCACTCCAGTTATGGTATCGACGTAGCGCTTATTTACAGCGTCTCCATCATTTACAGGATCACCAACGTTCTTGATGATTCTTCCTTGTGCATCTAACTTGCCATCACCAGTTTCAAGCAACTGACCTTGTGAAATATCTTGGATCATCATTACGATCCTGTCTAAGTCACTATCAAGAGTGTCAGCGGCTAATTGGCCTCCTTCTACATAGTCAGCTGTTCTCTCAAGTGCAGTAACTCTTTGGAGACGGATAGTTGCACCGTTAGGTGGTGCAGAAGAGAAAACAACATCACCACCAGTAGGATTATTAATACCTGTCACGGTGAAACCAGATAACACCTGCTCCCCATCTTTATAAACAAATAAATCGTTTTGGTTGATTACGCGAAATGGAAACGAAAATGAAGTTACTGATCCATTTGCTATATAGGTAGTTACTGGCGTTTGTATAGTTACAGGCATCTAATTGACTCCTTTTTTATTCTTGTTCTTATTTATAAGATCGTCAAAAGCTGAACCCTTCGTACTCAAGTTCAAGGTCACCTTGATGCTGATGCCAATTACTAAACTTTAAGCCTATAGTTTTCTCTGCTTTAATACGTGTAGGTTGTGCCTGTATTGTTGAGGCAACAGCATCAATGAAGTCATCCTTGTACTTTGACTTGCCAACTATGAGAGGCGAGAAGTCACGCACTTGAGTGATGAACTTCGATTCATAAACTCGCTTATGAACATGCACCATTCCTGCAGATATTGGCGCAGATAAAGCTTCTTGTATTTTTGTTACCTTATTCTGAGTGGTGTAGCTCTCAATAACTGCTATCGGTGTATTAACTAATGTCTTTCGTAGTATCGCTGGAAGAGTTGCACCGATACCGTTAGTTTCAACTGTGATGTTTGGTAGGTTATTGCGTGTAGCAAATGCTTTAGCTTGATCACATTGTTGGTAAATGTCTCCCTTAAGCTGCTGGATGTCATGAATGTAAAATGCACCTTCAGCGGTTTGATATGTGACTGCAATTACTGAACTATCTCGAGATTGCTTTGATAATGAAGGGTCCCAAAAGCATGAACATCCAACCATGCGATGCTCACCAATCTGTAGAACAACCTCTCCATTTGCAGTGAAGCTATTGATTTCTTCATCGTACCTAATGATGTTGGAAGCATCGAAGTACGAATCATCCGCGTTGTATGGTATTAGTTGATACTGAGATAAGAAGTTAGCCTTCGTTTTGGATTCAACCTGTCGCTTCTTTACTTCATGTTGTGTGAAGCGTTCAGGCCAAATGGAAGTCCCCTTGTAGTCAGGCCATTCACCTTCAAGAGAGCTGAGAAGCGGAATACTGAGCGAGCCTGATCCTTCCTCGATAACCTCTGTATAAATCGAGTCAAACGAATGAGGGGTTCCAACGAAAAGGCGCTTCCCACCGGGAACAAGGATGTGCGCTGTATCGGATATCTTGTTGCGAAGAGTTTCGCGTAAGTCTGCAGATTGAGCGTTCTTTGGAACTTCAACGTCATCGAAGACAACGAAGTCTGCTCGAGAACCAGTTACGTTCGATAAGATACCAATGGAATAGGCTGATGGTGTTCTATCGTCAGTCGATCCAGCTACCCACAGACAATCTGATCGCCATGACTTTTCCTTGCCTCGTAGATGCTTTGCAAGTGGATGACGAGAGACGATACCGGTTAGAGCTTGAGTGATCTTAGCTGCTGTTTTACGGTCAGCAGAGAGAATCAAGAACCGTAATGTAGGGTCCTTGACCAACATGTAGGTGATGTACAAACCAACGATTGTTGATTTTGATGCACCACGAAAGACCTGCAATACGCCTGTGTTGTTTTCCCAATCATCACTATTTTCTAGCCAATCTACTATCTGCCAGTGAATGCTTGGTACAGGCCCCCAATCAGGTTGAAGCTTTGCCCAGATTAGGAAGAATTCTTTAAAGGTAAAATCTAGTTGTTCTTTTCTTTGTTGGCGGCGTCGCATTCGATGACCTCACAAATCTTGTCATCGAGTTCAAAGCCAATATTCATCTCATCTAGGGCTTTTCTTGCATCTTCAATTAATGATTGGTTCGTAGCTGTATGAACCCCCTTTTCTGACCACTCATCGGCGTAGTCTTGTAATAGCAACTTGGATAGATCACGGCACTTAAAGGCGTAGGAGATCAAGTCATTTATCTTTTTTGACCTTAACTTGTCCTCTTTTAACTCTTCACGTGACATAGTTGATTCTGGTGGTGAAGTAGCAAAATCAAGAACCTCATCAGCAATACGCTTTGTTAGGATTGGTATTGCTACCGTTAGTCTCGAAATTGTGTCTATCTCAATCTCATCGGTGAGGTTATGCATTTTCCTATTCTTCGCGTACTGTCTTCGCAGTCTGCGTAGTAGTAATTCAGACCTCTTCTCTAGATCCTTCTTCGTTATCATCGTCATTCTGTTCTCCTAAATTAGTTCGCTTTGCAAATCTATGTGGTTCCTTTATCTCAAATACCGCACGTGGGTTTCGTAGTACCGTTAAGTCGTACAACTTCCAGTAAATAGGATCATCCTTGTACCTACATGTTTCACTGAATTTTCGGCCCCAACCAGGTTTATGGCGGCCATATTTCTTCCTCTCTGTCATATTTATTCTCCTAACCAATTATTAACATCTTCGCCATATCGTTCAGCAAGAGCCTTAACTGCCCATATGTTGTTACCAGGTACAGCTTTCCAGATATCGCTCCTGTCACGATTATTGGCTGTTCCGTTCGCTACGTTAACAAGGGCAGTAGTAGCCATTGCTGCCTTGGATATCCCAGGTCCAGCAACTGCGGAAACAACCCTCATTCCATCAACGTGTCTTTCATCTTCGTCATCAAGAAAGTCTTGAACACCTAATCCACCTACGTGCATCTTTTCATTGATCATCCCAGCAACACCAAAAATACCTGTTGCGTCGATACCTCTCACAAGAAGATCATTTATCTCACGGTCTTCCTTGTTTGCAATTTTGTCCTTAAGCATTACACCAGCAACTCCCATTGCAAACATCGTTAGTAGTCCCTTTATCTCATTGGCTGAATGACGTTGAATGCCTGCAGCAATCATCTGCTCTTCAGTAGCCATAGCGAATGACATGAACTGTGTTACGACTGAACCAATGTTTGACTTGAAGACCTTTGGCACCGTACCTGCATCTGGAGTCATGATGGTGTGATTGGTTAGCTTGAACACTGATCGTTGATAAGTAGTCTTTGCTATTTCATCATCCCAAAGGGAGGTATTACCAAACTTAAAGCCTTTCTCTTCAACACCAAACTTTTGGAACTGAGCGGAAATTCGTCCAGCCATATCCCTGTCTATACCGGTTTGAGCTAAATATGCCTTCGCTGAACTATCAAGGTTGTCGTAATCTAGAATTGCCTTCATGGATTTGTCCGCATGAATGGTTCCAGCTAGATGCTTCATAGACGAGTTCCAACGGTTGAAGAGTGTTAATTCATGGAACTTGCTGGAAGCCCAATTAAGACTTCCTTTGATGTGTCCGGGTCTGTATTCCATTACATTCGTTCCAACATCAATCAATTGGTTAGCACGGGTAGAGAGTAGTCGTTCAAACCCATAACCAAACTGTTCTGCTTCTTCGATTGTCAGTTTCCTGAATGCTGGGTTAAGCATTGAAACTAATGCTTTAAGTGGCTTCCCAAAGCCAGTTATTGATACGACACGTCCAAGGTCTGCTAAAGATGCTGCTACTATCTGTCCTAGTGAGGTGATGTTAGTCATCTGTTTGATGGCAGTTGAAGTGCTAGCAGATATGAAATCAATCTCCTTGCCTGTGCTCATCAATGTGTTGTAGAGGTGAGTAAGGTTCGATTTGTCGGACAGCTCTGCTTTGTTGAGCTTTTCTATAGCCTTTGTTTGCTCTGCATCAGGCAATGCCTTGCGATACACTTCACGTCGCATCAATTTGTAATCTTCAGTCACATCTTCAAGAACCTCCTTCATGCTGCGGCCATTGAATGCTTTGTCAAACTCAATAGCGCGAACCATGTCTTGTATGTATCGACGGGTTACGTACTCGTGATCATTAATCAGGAACTTACCTACTAGGTTGTCTGGAATATCGATTGATCTTGCAGATAATGAACCAAAACTAGTTGATGCAAGTTCAGGTGTACCTTTTGTGACTGGCTTTCCAGAATCAACCATCTTTTGATAAAGAGCCTCGGTTAAAATGAATGCATCATCATCAGGCACGCCCTTACTGATGTAGTGATCCATGATTATCCGTTTGAACTCCTGTTCATTCGCCATGATCTTCTCGACATCCCACATACGAGGTAAGTAGGACGCTGCCGTTGTTGGCTGTAGTGCTTCAGAAGCAGCCCTTGCAGCCTTCGCTTGCTGTTGTGCAAAGTTCTCTAGGTTTTCTTTTGCTGCACGTTTGGTTAATGCTGCATCTGAAACTTCTGTACGTTTTAAACTGAATAGCTCACGTGAAATCTTCTTTCGTGTGTTGATGTCAGTTACGTCTGCACCTATTGCTTTCAATCGGTCAGCAAAATCTTGGTGTGCTTGTTTTACGATGCTGTCAGCACCTTTATTGATTAGGTTTTGCTCTGATCTTTGGATTGATTGCTCAAGGCGTAACGCATTCTGTGATTGTCCTTTTCCCAATTGCTTCAATGCATATAGCTGATCCTTCAGATAAACAAGCTGCGCAGCTTGTTTGGCAATCAACTTATTCGCGTGATCTTCAACAGCTTGTATTGAAATCTTTGCTGCAGGACTGTTAGCAGCTGCTTCCTTATATGCATTCCTCTCTGCTTGTTTGTGCAAGTTCAGGAAGAGGTTTTGATTATTTGCCTCAGTCCCAAGTTGTTCATACACCTCTCTTGTCGCTTTTGATGCTAGTGCAACCTCATGAACTGCTGATTTATCACCATTACGTGATGCAACAGCAACCAACTCATGAAATAGCTCTTTTGTTGGTTTCGAGTTTGCAAGTTCTTGTGCAGTGATGTTGCGGCCAGCAAGACGAAGTTCATCAGCCATCTGAGTAAATGGCATATTCTTCCAACCTGTCTTGAATGATTGGAATGTGTCACGTGTTGATGTTGCTAGTTTCCCTTCTAGAACGCTTGTGAGATGTCGAGTGTTCAACTCAAAAGATTGTGGAGTAGCCACGCCATGGAAGTTCTTCGTGGTGTATAGAGCGTTATTTCCTAACTCCTGACCGATACGACGGGATGTGGTTGATTCAGATGTAGCAAGTTCAAGGTTAGGGGTTTTGAATGGGAAAGCTTCACGCACCTTTGCTGCACCCTCGATCACAGGCAATACCTCTCCATCAGGAATTACGTTGTGGTTAACCTTTGCTGCACCTGCATTACCAGTTGTCACAGGTGGAAGGTGAGCGGCCGGATTTGGGTTCTGTGTTTGGATGAGTGCATTGATAGCATTCTGTTTAGATTGAGTGCTCATCGCCTGTGCTGCACGAGTACCAACCCATCCACCGAATAAAGCACCACCAACAGCACCAAATGCAGCATAGGTAGTGCTTGCATCTCCATCAGATGTCATCTGTGACTGGTCGATAAGCTCGCCTTGCAAATAGCCGGTTGCTGCCCCGATCGCACCACTTGCCATGACGGTCTTTGCAATTGTTGAAACTGCTTTGCCGCCCTTTACGATTGCTGTACCTGGAATAAGTAAGGTTGGATCAATTGCTGAAGCAACAATACCTACTGCATTTGGTACGAATCCTTCTGTGTGATCAATCGTTTCCTTATCAGTAGTCTCCATCCTGATTTGATCAACTAACACGTTGAATCGCTCTTTATTATTCGCTGTGGCTAACTTGTCTTTATATGCTTCAAGGTCAGGATGCTTTGCCATTTCAGTATCGAAATCGAAGGTTCCATCAAATCGATTCGAGAAAGCAGGGTTATCCCAGTTATCACCAGTGAGGCGGCCAAACGCGGTAAAGGTCTTGTCAGCCAGGTATGAATAGAAACCGTTGTACTGCCTTGAGTAAGCACCTACGGATTCACCAACAGTAGGCTCTGCCTTTTTCCATTCTGAAGGCTCAACCTTATAGGTTCCTCCTTCATTTCCAGTGGCAATTGAGTAGTGCTTTCGTTGTGTAGGTTGATCTTCTACATAGGTAGGATTTCCGTCTGCGTCAGTCCATCCAGTTGGGGTCTTTGCCATTCTTATTTTCTACCTGCATTAAAATGGATTGGTTGATAGTTGTTGTCTCGCACTTTGATTGCATTTCCATATGTATCAAGAAACCAAACTTCGAAAGTAGGATTCATTGCTGTAGTTCGATCAGAAGGCAGCAGAATGAAATTCTCAGTTGGTACATCACGATAATTTGGAATTAAGTTCTTTATGTTTGAAACTACAGGTGCAAACTCCTTCTTGATGTCTGAATTACTACGTCCAGTCATTACTTCAGGAGAAAAGCGAACGACTGTTTTCTTCGGTCCAGCTAACTCAGATACACCTGATGTAAGTTGAACATCGGAAACAGCTTGACGTACTGCATCATTAAACGGAATGTTTGAGTTGATATAGACCTTAGTGCGTTCTGCAATCTCATCACGTACCTTTGGTGAAATATCAGGCTTTCCGAATTGCCACCATGCGGTTGCATCTTTTGCAATACGTGCATCTACCTTGTTCTTAAAATCAACTTCGTTCTTAGCCTTCGCGCTTGCATAAGCAGTTTTATTTATCTCTGCTTCTGGTCGATTAGAAATTTCTGCCTGCTTATCTCTGTAGTTGATTATCTTGTCGGATTGCACGCCAGCTTTATGACTAATTAGCATTGCCTTTTGATCAGGGCTAAATGCCGACGCCACAGCAGCAGGGTTTGAACGTTCAATTTGAAGCATCGCATCCAAGGAACTTTTGACTACAAGTGGATCACTGCTGTTTAAACCACGTCTGATGTTGTCTCGAATCTCAGTAGGTACGACACCAACAGTAAAGTAGGTGTTTTCTAGAAAGGCTGCTCGTTCTTCAGGTTGCATTGTTGAGAGTTGCGGTTTAACAAGTTCCAAGTGCGAATCAACCATTGCGATATCATCTTTTGTTGGATTGGTAAGTGCTTGTGATTTACCTGAAAACTTCTGTTCGTATTGTTGGGCCTTACCTAAAGTCGATTCCTGGCGATTGACGAACTTCTCATACCCATCCATGACAGCAGCCCTTTGAGTAGGTGGAAGGCTATCTAGGTTGGTAAAGTATTTGGAGTTAGTTCCATGTAGGGCCACATCAGCTTTTGCGGCAGCTACGGCATTACGTTCTGCTCTATCAGCAGCAGCCTCAGCAGAGCGCTGTCTTCGATCCTGCTCAGATTGAATGATTTGCTGCTTCTGCATGATTGAGTTGTCAATTGCTCGGAGAGCTTCATCTACCTTACTGCCGAAGTTCGCTGCAACAGACGCATCTCCAAATATGATTTGCTTAATTTGCTGCTGGTTAGCAATCTGCCTTTGAAGAATTTCTAACTTGTCGGCTTTCGTGTCAGACAGATTGATGTCACGAGTAGACATACCAGTCATGAAGGACTGAATGTATTGAAGCTTCGCTTCTGCTCTACCCTTAGATATCTGCTCTGGTGTCATCAATACAGCCATTGGTCCAGAATCGTACTGTGCGTCAATTGATTGAAGACCTTGCTTTAAAGTTGGTACGATTTGCTCAATTGGTTGGATACGACCATCATTCATTGCCTGAACACTACGTGCAGCGTTAGTTTGATTTATTGTCTGCATGTACTTCGCAGTCTGTTCAGGAATGATTACGTTATCTCTAAATGCATCCTTGAATTTACTTTGCGATGCGTAGGCATAAACCTTGGATTGAGTAGCAAGGTTTAAATCTTTGTACTTGCCTTCAGGAAGATGAATGTCTCGTAGCTTAAGCAACTCACTTTCATAGAACTGCCTTGCTGCATCATCATCAGTAAGCTCACCAGCCTGACGCATTGCCTTCACTTTCTGCATTGCTTCTGACGCGGCATTTACGTAGTCAATCTTTGCCTTCTCAAACTCAACGGTTTCATTTGCACGATGCAGTGCTTCTTCCTTCTTAGCTCTGTCATCAATCACATTGAGAACAGCACCACCAATACCCTGTACAAGGTTTCCGTAGGCTGACACTTCGGCTGATTGATCAATTTGGATACCACCTACACCACGAGGCACAGAAGGCATATTCACCGGCGCAGCGGTCTGGTTGCCGAACTGGCGTGATGGATCGATTTCACGTGATGCGTTCTGTTCTGGTAATGCGGTTCTTGTTGCAGGTATTGTTAGTGCCATCTATCTACCTCTTGTTGTTATTTTTTGTTCGCCGTAGCTTTACCGTATGCACCTATGCCAGTGCTCAAAATGGATGCGGTCGTATTCACAGCGATGGCATTCTGATTACTTGCGTTTTGTGCTACCGCTGAAGCTGAAGCTGCAGCTAATCGTTGGCTGTTGAGGTCAGTAGCTGCTTGATTTGAGAATGTGCCTTTAGCACCGCTGTACAAGGTGGCTAGTGCATCCTGCATTGCTAATTCGGTAGTTCGATCCTGCATGATTTGTGATGAACCTTCACCTACTAAAACTCCATTACCCGCGTTCTGTGCAGCCTGAGCAGATCGAAGATACTGAGCACTACTCAACACCTTTAAGGCTTGTTCCTTGGAAGCCTTAATCATGTCTTCACGCTCAATCTTACTAACGCCTTCTTGTAGAACTGATTCATATGTGTTCTGCTCTACTCCACGTTTTGTAGCAGCGTTGGATGCGTCTGATTGCATCTTTGCTGACACTGCTGTGCCTACAAGCATTACTCCAGCAGCGCATAATGCGTAACTCATTCCTTCACCTCCAACATATGTTGTTTATCTACGAACTCTACGTATTTACAATAAGAGTCACAAACAACAGTTTTTTCGATTAACTCTGTATCTTTCTCATCTATCCCATGAATCGTTATCCATACTGTGTCTTCGTGTGCGTATAGAACCCGTTGAACTCCAGGTTGAGAAACTACTGTATATGGAGCTTTAATCCTGAATATCCCTTCTGGTGTAGCTAGATCAATTACACCTTGAGACATGATGTTCAGCTGCGGGTACTTGTGAATAGCACCAACTGCTATCGTTCCTGCAGGTATGAAAAGCTCTCGTGCATAGACTCCACCACATACATGATCTTTTGAGCTTTCAACATGGTGATGTGTGACTGGCAAGGTTAGTTGGTTATCCAAAGACATAACCTTGTCTTTCATCTGCTCAAGTAATGCAGGAGTTAATGGGGAGTCATGGATAACAATGCTCATGAGACACCCTTATGGAAGTGATAACCCACATGTTTCAAGCCAAAATGTTCGTAAAGGGCTTTCACACGATCTGCATTAACACCTGTTGTTGTTCCAATCGAAATATGTTTAGCACCTAAACTATCGGCTATATCCATGAACTCAGTTAGTAGTCGAATAGCCAATCTTCCTCTGCGTTCCTCTTTGGTCACAAACAAAGCCATATCAGATGCAACCAAATCATTCCCAAAGTAGTGCGAAGAGACATTGCCGAGGAATCCACCAACGATGATTCCATCCTTCTCAGCAACGATAGCGATTCCACGTCTATCCTCGATAACTGAAACTAAGGTATTAGCTGTTTTTGTTGGGTTGAAGTCGTAACATCTGTATGAACTTTCAAGATGCATCTCTGCACCCAACTCCACCATGCGTTCAATGTCTTCAAGAGTTGCTTTTCTTATTTTTATATTATTCATTGACTGCTGCCTTAATAATGATGCCTAGCAAGGTGAATGGCATTGGGGTTACTTGTTCTATCTTCAAGTTCTTTGGATTTCTCCATCCAACAACTGTGACGCGTTTATCACCCGTGAATGGTGCTATCACACTATCTAGGCCGTCGGTGTTCTTCCTGAACGGGACTTGATACCCATTAACCTTGCAATTGACGGTATCTTTGAATCTGAAGATTGATTCGTAAATGGAAATTTTGCGGCCTTGCACCGTGCTTGATGGATCACTACTGAACTCAGGATGTAGTAATTCAATCAATGTGTCGTAATGAAGGCCAACGGTAATGCTGTTTGCTGGATAATGAAGGGTGATCTGCCCATCGGTTACCGTGACTTGAGGATGAACTAAACCATCTGCAACAACATCAACTGTCCTTCCTTCAAGGTGGTTAAGATCAGTGAAGGTGGTTGCTTTGGTTCCTTCGGGTAAGGTCACACTTAGCGATGCATCAGTCCAAACGTTGTTGTAATCAAGACGTTCAATGAAGCGTTTAACTTGACCTTCAATAGTACGTTTAACTATTAGATAGACATCGTCTTGACCAGTTGTTGGTACTGTTGCAACGTTTTCAAATTCACCTTCAGTTGTACTTCTTGCCCAACCAATCGTTTCGTAATCACGTGCAAGAGTAAGGCTGATTAGGGTTCCATCCTTGCGAGTCATCCATGCAATGAAATGTGGGTCTTGAGCAAAGCACATATCTCTGATTCCCGAACCAGTAATATGGTCAGCAAATAAGGTTATGTCTGGTGCTACGTTCGCGTCTTCCTGAATTGAGTAGGAAATAGCACGGGCTTTCTTCCCATCTCGTTGGATGAAAACAACTTCTTGTGCGATACGGATAGGTTTTACAGTTGCAGATCCATGAAAGGTCTGTGGCTGAATCTTCACACTTGATGGGGTGATGGTTCCATTTACACCACCAGCGATTGAGAACTCGCCTGTATAGGTAAGTGGAAGAAGATTTCTTGCAGCAACTAAATGACGAACTTGATCAAAATTATTTGATGCGATAGTGAATAAAAGGGCGTCGCTATCTGCTGGGCCAAGTGTGAAGTCGTAGTAACTTCCAATCTTTGAAGCCCAGATTGTCTGAGGGAAATCTTTGGTTCCTCCAAACCATAAACGTTGATCGTAGAAAGTAACTGCTGCGGGATAGGCACTAGCTCTCCATGTAGATGTTCTTGTGCCCGATAACGTGCCTACAACAGACCATAGCTGCTTGCTTGAATCTGAGTAGATACAAGTAACCGTCCAGGTCTCGTTAGGTGCTAATGACGTTGCTGATACTTGGGCAAGTGTTCCATTACCTGTTCCTGTGTAGGACAATGAATTAGTAACACCTGACGTAACAGAGAATGTGAATTTGTCACCGATAACGAACTTGGTGGCTCCACCAAGAATCTTGAAACTAACTGCATAGTTCTCATACCAATAGTCTGTAGTCGCATTACAGGTAAATGAAATATCGGATAGGTTCCAAGAGCTATCTGTTATACGTTGTAGTTGTCGTGGTGGATGATTTGGGTGCGCGAGAAAGATTGAGTTTCCGGCTTGAGCATATGTAATCTCACTAATTTCTGATTCTGCATAGCTATGGTTCAATTGGTAGTTGCTGAGACCAGACTTGATGAATACTCCGTTCTTCAAGAATTCAATCTTTCCACCGTTAAAAATGAGTAGATATGAATCGTCAGTGCTGTAGATATAGGGAATCAACCGAACTGATTGGTTTGAGTTATAGACTTCAGCAAGGTAGGTAGTGCCAGGACGACGGGTACATCCACCAGTTACGAGGGGATACGCGTTCTCCATCGTTTGGGTCGATTTGTGGTACTGAGCAAGATCAACACGGGCTAGAAGCTGTGGAGATATTTCACCCCATGAAAAATCTGTTGAGATTTTTTGAAGATTCCCCATCGATTAGTACCTCACGCTCAAAAATATGTTGTCGTGAGGTGCAATGACATCTTCAATATCTTCTGACCCGTCGATTCCCTTCGCCTCGATCAGATGACGTGCGAAGTTCTGAATCATTACCTGCATCATTGAAGATGATTTAGTAATTGGATATGCAAGTTCTGATGCAAGCTTATAAGCAACGACATTCACGAATGATGCATCCCAAGTAGAGACATCAATGTTGTCGTAGACGTATCGAACTTTGCATGAAGGAAGATTGCTGTAAATCGATTTGCCTTTAAGCTTAAAGGCACCATCATCATAAACAGTGATTAACCTAATGAAGTCGGAAGGTAAGTTGTATTTGTGTTTGTGCTTAAAGTCTGATCCACCAGCTACAGAAGGTAGTTCAATTTCCTTAAGTGCGAAATTCCAAGGATGAAGTCGAAGGCATGATTGCCTTACTCCGTCCCATAACGATGCTGCATAGGTTGATTCAACTGAGCCTTCTGATAGATCGGTAATGATGTCAGCACCAATCAGTATCAGAGATTTGTTAATCACATCAATAGTGCTTTTTGCCATTTTTAGCCTCATAGATACTTGTTTGATCTATTTATTCAGGCTGCAAAAAGACATGAAAAAGGGAGTCGTTGGACTCCCTTCTTTAAACAGAATGCCTGTTATTCGATACAGATCATGCGGGTAATACCTGCATTTTCAACAATCACTGAACCAAGTGAAACGTATGAGTTGATAAGGGTTGATACCTTCTCTGGCACGTAATTAACTTCAGTAGTGATGTCTTGACCGATAGCTACACCAAGAGCTTGCTTGTTGAACGCGAAGCAGGTACGTGCAGTAGTGTTAAGTGGAAGTCTGTTAGATAACACCCACTTCATACCAAGTGCAGTTCCGATTCCTGCGTTCTGAATCGCTTGCATCTGAACATAGTCGGTAGAAGTCAATTGGGTAATACCTAGTGCTTCAGTAAGCTGCTTTGCACCTATCACCAAAACTCTATCTTCTTGATCAACATCATTGGTGTTGAAGAAGGTGATGATTTCTTGAAGTTTGGCAAAGGTTAGACCGCCAGTTTGTGTAGCAGTAACGTTAGTAGCTAAAGCTGCAGCAGTGACAATAACGTCATCAACTTTTCTACCAATCGCATTTGCTGCGACTTGAACATACTCTTTGCGAGTATCAATGTTAGTCTTTAGTGAATCTAACTTATCGATGTACAGTGGTGCGTAGTAATCTGCGAGAGTACATGGAACTGTTGAATGTGCTGGGTTAAGTGGAGTTACGTCGGAATCACGAGACTTAGTGTTCGCGGTAACTGCACCTAAGGTGTGGAAGTTATAGGTTGATCCAACTACATTACGTGCTTGGCGAACGCTATCTAGAAGTTTTGAACCTTTTTGTTGGAAGGCTTGTTTAACTTCATCTGACCACTGTTGAATGAATGCATTGTTAATTGATGTTGACATATTGGTGTTCCTCCAAGGGATTTTTTCTTGTTCTTGTTCTTGTTGTTTTTCTTTTTCTGCTTGTCTTCCCTTGAAGGAAGGGCGAGATTGCTTATGTAGATAAGCGGGTCTTTCGACTTGTCGCCTTCAACTAGCTTTCAAACCTATTTATATAAGTCCTCCAAATTTCAATAAAAAAAGCCCCATCTTTCGATGAGGCTTGAAGTAGAGACAAAAAAAATATCCCCGTCTTTCGAGGGGGATATTTAATAGAGCAACTTAGGAGAACAACTGATGGTAATTATCAGTACCTATTTATATAAAAACTCATTTATCTATATTTTTTCTCATACCATTGACGAACCATTTCTTGCTTCTGTGGGTTATTCCAATAGTCAGATGATGTCTGTACTTCCCTAATCTGTTCCTCTGACATTCCATTAGCACGAGATGACTTACCTTTAACTTGTGATTGTGAATCTTCACTCATCTCTTGACCAATTCGAGATAGAAGACGAATAACAGTAGGGTGATTGAAGATTGGATCACTCATGTCCATATCTGAAGGGGCAAACTCATCGAATGCGAGACGTGCAGCATTAACGTTCTGCTGGAACTCATCGCCCCAAACCTTTTTCAACGCATGTGCAGATGCATCGGCGTTGAATCCGTTCTGCGTCATCAGATCGGAGTACTTATCCATAACAAACGCGTACTGCTCCTTAGTTAAACCAACCTTCTGAGCTTCAGTCTTGAAGGAGGTTTGCAGTTCTTCATCAATTTGAACTGGTGAAGTTCCAGACCATTCATATTCAGCAATGTCTTCTGGAACTAAAACACCTTTCTGAGAAGCCTTCTTCTCCAAATGTTGATAGCTTTTAGCCATTGCTGCAAAGTCTGGCTTACCATCCTTCATGAACTTCTTAGGTACATACGTGAAGTCATTCTCTTCTGTAGTAACTTCGTCTGTTTTTGATACTTCTTGTGATTGATCAACTTGTACCTGTTCGATTGGTTCATTGGTTTGTGATTCAACTGGTGTTGATTCGACTTCAGTTGTCGCAACAACTTCTGCGGCTGTAGTTTCGTCATTCATTCTTCTATGTCTCCATTATTTGGTTGTTTTGCTTGTGCGACTTTGCGCATGATGTATTGAATTACTGATTTAGCACCTTCATTGAAAGCTGTCTCATGAGTATCGCCACGAACATAAGATTGGCGGTCATAGAACTGAGTGCATAGTTCTTCAAACACCTTACGTCCATCTGGATTCGCATCGAACAAAGCGCCGTAGATTTGTGGATCGATTCTCATCCTAGAAATCCTGCAAGTGCTTCAGGTGTTATTCCTGCTTGTTGTGCGGTTTGCCCTGCTGTTTGTGCCATCTGTGCTGCATTCTCATCTGATCGCTTTTTCCTGAGTTGCTTCACGGTTGGCAAATCACGGATTAATTCGATATCGACACCAAGCAACTCTGCAGATTTACGGGTAGCTGTCTCGATGTCGTACAGGTCTGCCAGTTCAGGGTTAAGCTCTAGTTTGTTTGCTAGACGGGCCTCGAACTGGTCGATTGCCTCAAGCTGCTGTTGCTTCTGAGCAAGGGCCAATGGAGAGCGGTAGGAGATGTAAACCGTCATCTGGGCTAAATCTTCAGGTGGGCTACCGAAATCTCCATCACGCAAACAGAGACCAAAACATCGCCTGATAAGCGGCTCCAGGTACTCAGCCTGTAGGCGTCCGAAGATTGGGCCAAGGATTTGTCGAATCAGGTTTGTACGGGTATTCACCTCGGCAGCCGTCATATTGACTTTCTCTGATGGGCCAAGCTGATCAGCAAGGAGAGTGCGGCGTACCTGGCCTTGCAAACGGCCAATCTCATTGACAGCGAAGTTGATATCGCCACCTGCAGCCAATGGCTTGATGTTTTGCACATCTTGAACGAGCCAGACTCGGCGAGGACCAATACGAGCGGTGTTAGGGTTGAAAACCCCATCATCCTTCGCTACGAACGTTCCAGATATCGCCATCTCAGCGTTTTGAAGCATGAACTCCACAACCTTGTTCAAAGTCTTCATATCTGGCAGAGCATCATTCATCGGACCAAATGCATAATCTGTATCTGGAATACGCATCCAACGAGGAACGATTACAGGCATTTCGTGATATCCAGATTCAAGGCATACCATGTTTGACTTCTTGCAAACATAGATTGACTCGAATGGAAGACTACGAGATATCTTGCCTTTAACTTGCTTACCTTTATTGTCTAACCTTGGTCGGATTGCATGAATGAAATCAAAGGTCTTGCTTGAATATGGATCACGCTTGAATTCGTTTTGAACAGCTTCAGGCAGTTTTCCATTGAACTTCTTGTTTGCCTCAGCTGCGGTGAATCTAACAAGGCGATATACAGTGTCGATATAGCCGTCACCAAGCGTTTCTTGACAATACATGGAAGCTAGAGGCCATACCTCGAAAAATAGCTTGCCATTGCGCTTCTCTACATACAAACCAACCATGCCACCAATCATCTCATCAGTGAAGAACTCCAAAGCTTGAGCATCGTAGTTTGATGAGTGGATAAGCTTGAATAGTAATTCAGCTGAGTTCTCTAACCATGCCTTTGACTGATATGAAATCGAATCATCTGAGACGTTACTAACCGCTAGGGAAAACCATTGCTGATTTGGTGGTGTTAATGCAGATAAGACTGATGATGATAGAAGACGGACTGAATCTGTTGCAGTTGAGTCTAGTAATTGTGCTTGTGCAGTCTTACCAGCAACAGCATTTGAGATTCCGTCATTAGTGTTATTCGTAAATCCTTGTCCTCGCATTGGGTAAGAGTGCTTGAAGCAATCAGCCCAAATCGAATCAAGGGGCATTCGCTCATTTACGAGCCTTTCATATGCCTTTACTACTGATTGCCCCTTATCGTTCATTACTCAACATCCTTCAGGATTGATTGAGTTTTCTTGCTATTTGAACGAGTAGTGGGTTTTAGCAAATCTTCTTCGTCGTCGGTTTCATCACCAGCTAATGAACGTGTTAATAGATCACGACGTGCTGCCTTTGCTGCTGCCTCCTGTGCTGCTTGTGACTCCTTCTCCTGCATCGCTTGAAGTTCAGCTTTACGCTCTTCTAGCTCTTTCTCTGCTTGTAATTTCGCAGTTTCTGCATCTGCTGCTGCTTTAGCTGCGCCGTAGTCGTATGAGCTTCCTCCTCCTCCGCACATATTGTCGGCCTCCTTTATTATTGTTGTTAGGCTATTTATTAGATGCTTAGTATTTAGATGTATCTACTTCGAAGAACTTATCTAGTAATGATTGTGTTGATTGTGCTTTCAGTCTTTTCTTCTCAGCTTCAGTAAGGCTGAAATCGTAAGTTCGAACGTTCTCAAGCTTTGAGTTCTCTCCTGCTTCACTATCGTAATAACTTACCTCTTCCAACTTATCGGTAAAGGTGGGTGAAGTTCCATCGAAGCGGCCAAGAATTGATTGAATCTGTTTAAGGCCCTTGCTGTCACCTGATGCAGGATTAACATATTTCATTATTCCTCTATCAGCAGCTTCAATGTCTTTACTGGTATCAGTCTTGGCAACGCTCTCAAGTGCTGTAACTAACTCATTCGTAACAGTGCTGAAGTCACGAAGTAATGAAGTGGCTGATCCTCTCTTGACTCGATCATCTCTCAACCCTTCACCATCTACGGTGCTTTGTCGTTCAGACTCAGCTAATCCTAGTTTGGAGTTCAAGCTACGTTCGTTATATGAGTCATTAACACGTTGAAGCATGTATTGCTTCCTTTTGTCGTAAAACTCATCTCCGTCTTTCCAAGAGCCTATAAGTGACTCATACGCCATAGTTGTTCCTTTTGATGTTTTCGATATTTATAACACCAATAAAAAAGGGCTTATAAGCCCCTTGTAATTTTCAGTACATCTTGTATGTGTTCAATAATGGATGCCCAATTAACTTGAAGGATTGGATCATTACAAGTTCACACTCTTTAGCATCAGTGTTCTTTACATCCATAATGCTTTGTATGATTGGCTTTTTTCCTTCATTAAGTAAGGCATGTATCCATTCATACAGCTTGCTTCTACTCAGCTTTAGCCTTCCGTGGCGCAGATGCACGTTTAAACGTCGAGACAATTTGATTCTTGTCACGCCTATATAACGAACTTCCAAAGTATCTGGATCAAGTAATTTGTAGATGGTTGCCATGTTCATTCTCCTTTTCACATGAGCTACATTGCTCATTTCTATTTATGAGGATGAATGAAATGTGACGAATTTTTGGTATCACTTTGAATACTACCGAAACTTTCCCGGAAATTTTTTCCAAATAGTCTCGAAATTTCACCGGGACTCCGGTTATCCATGTGTCTATTTAATAAATGGGGGATTGGGGATGAAGGGTATATATGCGTTGTAGGGGAGAGTCTTTAATTAGATGTACGAAAAGTCTAGGGAGGCTCGCCCCACCGTGCAGACCATTTCAAAGACCGGTCACCATTCGGCATCACTGAGAAGGTGCAGATGGTTGTGCCAGATGGTTGATGATAGCTACTACATTTCACATGGTCGGAAGGCTCCAGATGGTCACGGACGGGACTGGACATCTTTTGATGGTAGATGACCAGTTTTGACCAAAAGATGACCAGTATGGTGAAACGATTTCATATCGTGAAAGAATGGTTCAAACGGTTGAATAATAGGTTGAGTCCTAATTTATCCAAAATAGGGAAAATTTCCGGAATGTTGGTCTAATGGATAGGATAAGAGGATAAGAGGATAAGAGGATATGTTTGGATATGATGGATCGGATGGGAAGATATGTTTGGGCATGGGGATAGGATGAAGGATATGTTTGGATAATTTGGTATTGATTATCTTGCCCGTAAGATATAGCCGCTGCTGCTCCTACTAGATGGGGTATTGAATGATAGGTTGTGGGGTACAGCATTGAAGCATTATGTAGAGATACCTCATGCAATTTGATGCTTTGGCAAAATTCCGTCTATTTTTCTTCTAGTTCTATCTCTATTAGGTCTAGCATGATTAGTCATATGATTAGGTCTAGCATGATTAGTCATATGATTAGGTATAACAGGAATAGGTCTAACAGGATTGGTTATATCTTTAGTCTGTATATGAGTAGGTTTAATAGATGTAGGTGATCAAGAAAAAATTGGGTTTTTATTGTTTAAAGGTCCTGGGGAGGGGGAGATTTTGCGTGGGTGGATCTTCGCTCCACTACGAGCAGTTGAAGGGCGTTTGCCTCAAGGTGAGGTGACGCCCTTCCATGCTTGGCTAGGGCTTGGGTGGTCACTGGTTGGGATGGGATGTCGTACTGTGTAGGGGTGGTCACGAAAAAAGTTTGGGAGTCTCCTTGCTTCATCTAGACATCTTCTTGAATACATTTCTTCACCATGTGTTCGATGAGGGTGCATGAGTCAGTTTCTTTTTCCGACCGGTTTTATACGATCTTCATACCGCAACGCATTAAGGATGAAGGTCATGTACAAGCTTGCTGAAGTTGAACTTACCAGCCATGAAGTGAAGAAGGTTCAGAAGGCGATTGAACAGATGGGGATAGAGGTGTTCGTGGTTCCGACTTTGATTGGGTATGACCTCATGAGCGAGGTGCATGGCGATCTGATGGAGTTGTTCGATCTGATCAGCTTTGAGTTGAACTTGATCGAAGAGGATATTCTCGAGTTCTGAGCTGTTTTGGATAAAGTGAAGGGGCCGTGCAAGGCCCCTTTGTTGTGTCTGCTTACATGTGTTGAAGCATGTCGAAGAATCCGTACCATGCAAGGAATGAAACGATTGGTACTAACAGTGTGAGCATTGCTTTTTCTAGAGTGGTTGGACTGTTAGTGTCAGGTTGAGTCATGGTGACTTGCTTGTCGATGGGTGAGGTAGCTATTAGCTCAGGTCTAATAGTGGTCTCAGGGCTCATTCTGGTGATGCTAATAGTTGATTGTGTGTTCATGTTCTTGTCTCCCATAAGTTACTTCTACAGATGTATTTATATGGATAGTGAGAAAATCACTCAAGACAGTATCATTTTCCGTCCGACTGATTACTATCACCTTAACAACATTGAATGTTGTTATCCGACTAGATGATGAATGAGGTGAATATCATGAAGGCTGCAGAAATCCGTCAAGCTCTTGCATGGATCGAATCGAACATGAATGCTGCTCCAGAATGCTTGAAGCAATCACTTCAAAGCACTAAGGACAAGCTCAATCGAACTCTCGAACGTACTGCGGCTCGTGAGGAACTGGAAGAGAAGAAGGAAGCGTTGAAGAAGGCAGCAGAGGAAAATCGTAATGCACAGAAGTTGATCGAAGAACAGATCAGGGTGCAGAAGGAGGTTGAGAAGAAACGTCGTGAAGAGGATCGACGCATTAAGCTCGAGGCCGTGGCGAAGAAGAAGGCTGAAGTTGCACAGCGTAAGGCAGAACGTGAAGCCAAGCGAGTCGCAAAACTGGCTGCTGAAGCCGCAAAGAAGGCCGGCAAAGGTCAGAAGAAGGAGACTTCGAAATGAGTGCTGATCATCTCGACCTTCATCAGTTCATCGGAACATGTCATTACTACCAATGGTCGCTGATGTTCAAAAATTGTCTGCTGACTGACGGCACGAAGTATCTCGCAGATGAGGCGAAGTGCTATTGGTTGATGGATGTGATTGCGTCGCATCTTCCGAGTTACAAGGATTTTTTCGGTGTCGCAAGGTTAGTGAGGAATGAGGATAGAAGCTTCACCTTCACGCTCGACGATGGTAATTGGCACGTTCATGTGGCACAGGTGATCGAGTACAGCGATTTTCCGATGGATTCAATCGCATTATATGTTGTGTGGGACACACAGAACTGGACGATACTTCTACCTAGTGAATATTGAGCAAATGAAAAAGGGACTCATTAATGAGTCCCTTTTTTACGTCTATTGACTACAGGATGTTAAAACTCAATGTTATTAAAAATGCCCTGAGACAAACACTTCGCATTAAATCCTTCATCCAGCTTGCAGAGGCAAAGAATAAGCAGTCGATTAGTAATACAAAGGCGCTTATAAAGCTTGCTGAGCATAGTCTTCGATCTAGCGCGATTAACTCGAAGTTTTAAGCACACACTGAGAAACATCACATCCCTGTAGAAGTCATACAATGTGCTGCTCAATGCAAACGGACGTGATGAAACCTCATTTAATCGTTGGCAGGCTTCTTCGTAGTTTTCATATACTGTCGTCGATGTTATGGATTGAACAAGCGTAGGTTTTAGGTTATGTACCATTTGATCAAGCGCATTGAAAATGTACTGATCGACTGGAACAGAAGCATCGAATGAATCTGCTAAAGCTTGATAATCAAACGTGCCTTTAAATCTAACAATTTCACTGAGGCGATAATCAGCCTCAAGTCGCACTGTATCGTACTGATGCATTATTGAATTATCCTTATTATGTGTTTAGTGCATTAATTGATCTACCCAAGTGATCTAGCAGCTACTTTTGCTTTCAACTTTTTCACTTCTTCTGCAAATTCTTCCGCTTCACGATCTTGACTCCACTCATACCATTCTTCAGGTGAAATTCGATAACATACCGAAAGATCCTTTGATGAGTTGTATCGAGCATCACTCAAGAACACGTTACCATCTACACCGATTGAATACGTTTCAATGCCCCAGTAGTTATCCGTATCACTGTCGAATAAAAAAGTGAATGGCACTTTTAGCCTGTTAGCAATAAACATAAGCATCGACTTAGGTACTCCGCCCAGGTCAGTGAGAAGTTCAATCACCATGCATCCTTTGGTGAACTTGAAGTAATCGTACTCACGCTGACTTTCTTCATACCTCGAAGCTACATCATCTCCATCGTACACTTTCGAGTTCTGTTTCATTTCGCACAGGTCGCAGTATTCAATCAAGCTACTGTCTGTTGGTTCTAGTAGCATGAAATCGAACGTGCCATCTGGGCAACAGACCGGGATAACCTGATCTGCGAAAGCCTTATCGATGATGATTCGGTTATTAGCCGTTCGTGACATTACTGTCTCCCATGGCGGCGCTCATGAATCGATACGCTGCCCATCGGTAACTGTCACGTGCGGCTCCAGTGGTATGCGCAGCACAGAAAACCATTGCGCGTGCCAACTTTCGATTCGGTTCGGTATCCAACCAGCACGGTACATCGCGCTTCAGGTGCCGACTGGTCTTTGCCCATTCGAACAGAATCTTTTCGATGTGCTTTGACTTCTTCTTTGCGTTGCGACACTTCACATACAGGTTGCAAAGCTCGTCGAATTGCTCGAGAGTAATTTTCTTGATATTCAGGTTTTCGATATTTCCGAAGTTATGCATTGGTCAATTATCCTTTTTGTATTTCGCCGGTTAATTCCGACTTGATGTTGATTTTTTTGCCCCTCAACATCCAAAAGGGATGCTGCTTTTTAATTCGCAGTTTTAAATGCGGCTGCGACGGAATCGAATTATCCATATTCGGAAATGGATGTAAAGCAATTTTTAAAAAATTTTCTATTAAATTTCCGTGTTTTTGACTGCAAAGAAATTAATTTGGTAGGTCGAAATTTATTCGGAAAATTGCAATGCGCTGAAAACAAAGGAGAAACTACTATCCGGATTGACGGCAAATTTAATAATTGGGTGGAGCAATATAGGTATATTACTTTTGCCCAGGGTGACGTCTGGTGAGTGCGCTGGACACTGTTTCCGGGTGAAAAATCCAACCGGGTGATTCCGGGAGGGTATGCTGGGAGTCGTTGGGTAGGTCAGAAAAAGTTGGTTTCAGCACATGTTGAGCTGACCTTGTCTGCGGAAAAAACTAATACAGATAATGATTAATCAACTGACTTGATTTCCTTGCTAACTTCACATCAAGTCATGTCTTCAACTTAATGGGGAAAAAACTAATACAGATAATGATTAATCAACTGACTTGATTTCCTTGCTAACTTCACATCAAGTCATGTCTTCAACTTAATGGGGAAAAAACTAATACAGATAATGATTAATCAACTTCAAACTTCTTCCTGCTTGAAAACAAAAAAATGATCAACTCCTTCGATCTCATTAATAGACCGAAAAAAATTGATCAACTTCAAACTAACGGGAAAAAACTAATACAGATAATGATTAATCAACTTGTTCGATTTCCTTGCTAGATCAAAACTTATCACTTGATAACTTCACATTGAATCCTGTCTTCAACTTAATCTCAAGTGATATTAAATCAAGATTAGGCTCATCTTTCACGATAACTCCATCATGCATCAAATGACAGATTTCATCTTTATAAAGACATCTCATTGCATCAAGTACCTTCCTTTCAAGCTCAAAGTATATCTTTGCTCTGAATGATGCTGGTTTAAACCTTCTACGAACCTCACCAGTGTGCTTAGATATAAACTCAACGAAGTATATTTTTCTACCTATCTTATCGTTATGGTTGTTCCAGTAAGCCATAGCTTTAGGCCATGCTTTACGAAGTTCAACAATCAATCCTTGAAGCAACTTGGATTCCTTGAACTTTACATATACCTCTGTTGGGTCGAATCTGGATTTGATCAAGCTCTTGTTGATTCCTGAATGATGGTTGAAAGCCCATCCACAACTAAATGCAAGTGAAGCAAGAATCATCTTTGCTGCATTAACATCTACACCAAGATCATTCGCAATGGTTTGCCTGAAGCTTGCCTTCTGCTTGTAAGCCATCTCCATGATTGGATACTTATTGTCTGTCTTTCCCCACCATGGAAGGACAGTATTCATCATGTGTTGATGGAACACTGTATAGAAGCATGCTTCAACATCAATGTCCCACATACCTGCAAAATACTTTGCCTTAACTTCTCGTGGCTTCTGTTGAAATGGGGATATGAGTCTTCCTGTTGTTTTGTCCTCAACATACTGTGCATTCTCATCTCGTAGATTACTAATCAAAAAGAACCGATGGTCAAAGAACAGCTTCGCTTTAATGTCATCTTGAAAAACTAATACAGATAATGATTCTTTGACATTCTTTCCTTCTGCATGAACTTTCACCTTGTACTTGTTGATATCCTTTAGCGAAACAGGAATGTACTTTGGATTAATTATCTGTCCAACCTCTTGTGAAGTAACTATGCCTGCTTGAATGAATGAAAAGAGAAGGTTTGACCAAGAGAAATGGTATTCGGTTGGTCGAACAGATGCGATTGGTTCAGATGTCTTCTGTAGTAGATGGTCAATGAAGAACTTTGACAGTTTGTTCTGTGCTTGACCAAATCCCTTCGCTATATGTTTGCGATGGATGCGAAGAGGCTCAAGGCCGTAAAAACGAGAATGAGCATATTGCTCAATTGCTAGAAGACGGTTTTTAGTTGTTTTCGATTGCCACTTAGGCTGAAAATCTATGATTGTGTTCATGTGATGTTCCTTTCTTATTTTTGATTACCTTTACTTCAGCTTCTACCCTGAAGTTAGATCGACTTGCTGAAGGTTGGTAAGGTAGAAGTAGTGGCAACCAAGAAAGGTGGATTGAGGAATGGGAACTCGCTCCTTTTTTGATTTTAACCAACCTTCAGCAAGTCGATCTACATAAGTATTTATACAAAGCGGACGAAATCACATATCCGCGTACTCATGTTTGTATAAGTCCCATCCGGTGCCCTCGGTCATGTAAAAGCTTCCGGTTGATGAGACTATTGACCCACTTGGAAAAAAGCACGAGACGTCTTCTGGCATCACCCAGCCATCAATTACTACCCAACCTTTTGGAAGTGGTTTTGTCTCGTTCCAGTTCATGTACTGGACGTTTCTTACTTTTGCTTGTTTTTTCATTATATCGTCTCCTGTTGCAATTTTTGGTTGGTTGCTCTTTCCAACAGGTGTATTTATGGTTGCGAGATGCTGAACAACAAAAAAGGCGCCACATGGACGCCTTTGGATTTGCACGCAACGAGCTGCTGTTACTTCATAACTTCTCTACAGCAACAATGATAGGTGCAACAGATTGGGTTTCAGCCATTGGTAGTTTTTTTGGTGTGTGCTTCATTGCTTCATTCATCACTTCAATGTCAAACCTAGCTATCGGCACAGTAAGTTCTTTCTCTGTTTTGAACATGAAGCTCTCAGTTACTTCGTTATCTCCATCTTTCGCCAGAACAGTGATTTTGTATTCATTCAATGCCATGTTGTGCTCGCTTCAGTTGATGTGCTTAAATCACACAGTTGAGATACGCTTGTTTGATTTCTTCCTGTTGGATGCAGATATATTGTAGGGTCTGACGAGGTGAAGAGTGGTTCAATATCTGCATCAATAGCTCAAGCGGAACAGAATGCTTGGTGTAGAGCGTATAACAGAAAGTCTTGCGTAGAGTATGACTTCCAAACTGTCCTGACAAGCCAACTTCTTCGCACCATCGCTTAACAAGTCGATTCACGTATGAAACGGATAGCTGACCTCGTTGTCCTCGAAACAGGAAATCATGGTCACTACATTCAGGATCAGTCCGTAGTAGCATTGAAATTGCGTTTGCAGATTGCTCATTGAGAGTCACACGTCGAAGTTTGTTCGTCTTCTCTTCGCGGATCAAAATGTCATCGCCTGCTTTTTTGCCTCGAACATCTCCGACTGTGATGCTCACTAGATCACCACACCGAAATGCTGTGTTGATGCCTACAACGAAGAGTGCGTAGTCACGAATCGATCTATCACGAAGGTTAGCTTTGATCTGCTGGATGGCTTCGACAGTTCGGATAGGTTCCTCAGTGACTGTTTCGCCTTTGTGTGCTGGTACATGCCCTTGCTTAAATCCCATCATCTTTCTCCATCACCATGCCGTATGCATGTCGGTAAGATGAAAGTAATACAATAGATGACCAGTGTACATAGTGAAATCACCACCTCTTTTCACCTGATGAAACGGGTGCTATAAGTGACACTCCGGCTTTGATTATTCTTTTTGGTTAATTTTGTACCTCAGTCACTCCCGTTAGATACAATAAACCCGATGCCTGAAGTCATAGGTATTTCACCTGATGAAATCAGAGCACCGGGTCCGATGCTACGGATAGTTGTTAATTTAGTAACTCAGTTCTTGATGCCGTAGATCACGGTTTCCATCACGAAATCTCCTGATCGATCGGGATTACTTGCCGCGTGCGCGGGCAAAGGCTTCGGCAAAGGCATTGCCCGCAGCCGGGCTCGACTTGCCGCCGCCATCGTGCGGACGACGCGAGGTATGGTTCGCGCCCGATGGGCGGCTGCCACGCTCATTAGTCCGATCCTGACGAGCTGATGGTGCCTCGCTACGCTTGGCCGCCGGCTCGTCAGTCATCCGCATGGTCAGGGCGATACGGTTTCGCGGGATGTCGACCTCCAGCACCTTGACCTTGACCACCTGGCCGGCCTTGACCACGCTGTGAGGATCCTTGACAAAGGTGTTCGACAGCGCGGAAATGTGTACCAGACCGTCCTGATGCACGCCAATATCGACAAAGGCACCAAAGTTGGTGACATTGGTGACCACCCCTTCGAGCAGCATGCCCGGCTGCAGATCCTTGACGGTTTCGATACCCTCGCGGAAGGTGGCAGTTCGGAACTCTGGGCGGGGGTCGCGACCGGGCTTCTCCAGCTCGGCCAGGATGTCCTGCACGG